CTTCATTAAGATTGTTGGAAACAGCAGCAACATACTTAGCTTGCGTTAACACCGGAACAGCCTTAGCTTCTTCCATTGTCTTTAATGCCTCAGCTTCAGTCTTTTGAACCTTAGCAGTCTGTTCACGCATCATCAACTCTTGCTGCGCTTGTTCTGCTTTCTGTTGCTCAGGATTCGGTTGAGCCAACTGTTCGATAGCCTTAGACAGTTCTTCTTTGTTGCTGAGAGAACTGTTTTCCACAATGCCTTTAGTGATAAGCATTGCCACAGGGCTATCAGGTCCGAGTGTCTGAAGCAAGCCAATGAACTGCTGTTGCTCATATTCCCTAGCCATGATGCCCATTGTGGACATCGGAATAAAGTTGTAGTCCTTAACCGGGAAGTTATCAGGATCAAACTGCATGTAGCGCCATGCAGCTTTCTGAACCAGAGGAACAAGGAAATCTTCTTGGAAGTTCAACAGGCTTCGCTTATTCTTCTTAATAAGCCCTGACATTGCCATAGCCATAGCGCCAGCATCACTCTGTTGCCCAACAGTCTGCGGTAAGCCAGCACTATCAATCGTTCCTGTAGCCTGTTGTAACATACGTTCTAACAACTGTGCTGTTTCAACATTGACAGGACTTGTTTGTCCCATTTGAAGCGGCATCAGTACATCAGCAGGATTACCATTAGTCAGGATGGACTTACCAGCCCTAACTTCAAACTTAAAGCCACGCGGCATACGAGTGGCATCAATTCCCATCATAGGAGCAGCAGTAAGAGCCACAGAATCAAGATGAGCGCGAATTTGACCATCAAGTGCCTTTTGCATGTTGTAGGCTTTCTCAGCCGTACCACGGCCCCAGAACCTACCGGGAATGATTTCAGGACGATAGACAGAGAAAGGACGATCCTTCATCATGTAAGGACTACGTTCTGCCTTTAGCAAAGCACCATCGTTAGCAATGACTACGAGAGCTTCAACAAGGTTCTCGTACTCTTCCATCTCTTCCGTTTCAATCTCATCAGGAAGGTCTTTGGATTCTTCGATAGCACCTTCTACTTCGTCTTTCTCTTCTTCTTCATCAAGCAACTCAGCCGGGACTAAACCATAGTACCGGAACACTAATGCTTTACCGTCTTTGTAGTCTTGCTGTTCTTGACTACGTTCTAAGTCGCTATCAGCAATGGTGTTGATTAAGCGGACAGGTCGGTAGGTTTCATCTTCCATACCTGCAACAAGCGTATGAATCGAGACATACTCTTCAACACCACAACCGAAAGCATCTTCAATTTCAAGAGCATTTGGATCAATGATGAAGTTGTACGGAACAATAGGCTTAGTGATGACAGCAATACGTTCGCCAGACATAACCCCAACGGTATTAACACCAGGAACAGCAGTTTCCTGAGTAGCAGGAGCAAGGTCAGGTTTCTTAGTGATTTGAAGCTCGACAACGCCAGTGCCATAGACTTCTCCAAGAGTGATAGCTTGACTGACATACTTCTTTACACGATCTTTCTTGAAAGCCTCTTGCAGTGCCTTTTTAAGCACCACAACGTCGTCTTTCTGTTCGTCGCGTAAGTCATCTTCAATATCAAACCACTCTTTACCGTTACCAAAGACTGCTTCTTCAATCTCTGCCTGACGAGCTTCCACAGCCTGTTGGAGAGCAGGAGAGACAATCTTAGCACGTTCAGACTGCTTGGTACGATCCTCCATAGCGAAGATACCACGCCACAGACGTTCGTATTCATGCCAGCGATCCAGATAGTTCTGATCCCTATGCTCTTTCCATTGGTTTTTACGGTCAATGACGAAGCTAACCAACTTCAGTTCATTGCCTGTCATGTCACGATACTGCATTAGTACCCCACAGCCTCGTCATAAACTTCAAATTCATCATCTATGTCTCTCTCATAAGTTGTGGTAGCAATTTGGTCGATGTAGGCTAACGCATCAATCAAGTCATCGTGTGATCGTGAATCAGGGAACTGCATTAACTGGTCAACGAACTCATAGTTCCAGTCGCCTTCGTTAAGAGTGATCCTACCGTGTTCAAAACGTCCCTGCAATGCCCAAACAATACGATCAGTCTTTTTCTTATTACCGTGGCGCAGTTCTTCAATGCGAGGAAAGAAACCAACACGCTTCTGAATATCAAGCATGTATGGAGTTACAGCATTCTTCAATGCACCAGCTTCGATACCAACCACAGAAGCATGGTTGTCTTTGGCTGTCTTTAGAATCCTGACAGCGCACTCCCTGACATCCCACCTACCGTATTGAATCTCTTTAACCCACCAACCTTTGTTGCTTACCTTGACAACAGCAATGGCTGTCTGGTCAAGACGCTTCTTTTTGTTGCTTGCTTCTTTGGAAACATTCTCAAAACCTGCTAAGTCAACAGCGATGTAGAAGTCGCCATCTTCAGGCTCTTTAGTGTTGTACTTGATCCACTCTTCTTTGAAGATTTCAGAAGCAGCAGCTTCAAAACTAGCCATGAATTCCTGGCGGAAGGCAAACGAGGACATTGTAGCCCTTGCTGCTTCAATCTCTTTAGGATCAAGGAATGGATTATCGTAGGAAGTGTAGTGGAAGGCTTCCCAATCAGGATCGGTACCAGTTTCAGCGTATTTATGAATTTCGTAGAAGTGGTTGCGGCCTTTAGGTGTTCCGATGAACATACAACCACCCTTAACGTCTGCTAAGGCAGGACGAAGGATTTGTTCAAACACAAAAGGCTTCATGTCAGCGTATTCGTCAATGACGACATAGGCCAAACCAACACCACGAAGCGTATCAGGACGATCAGAGCCTTTCAGAGCGATCTTACGGCCATTGATTAACGTCAGTACGGCAGTATTCTCATGAGCAGCAACAATGATTTCATGCCCAAGCTCTTTCAACATGCCCCACAAGATGTCCTTAGCCTGTTGGAACGTAGGAGCAACGTAGAATACATCTTTGTCAGGGCTTTGGAGAGCTTTAATGAGCAACACCCATGCAGCAAGCCTTGATTTACCGAAACGACGACCAGCAGCAACCACTTTAAAGCGGCATTTGCTGTTCATGATCTCTAACTGCTTAGGGTGTAGCTTAACATTAAGTGCTGTCACTAGAACCTTTACTTGAAATTCATGAAAAAATTACGATCAGGGATCAAAGTATCGTCATATAACAAGGAAGGATCGACACCTTCTCTAGTTAAGTCACGATCCCAATACTTTGCAGTGAAGTTAGCTTCAACTTCACCAGGAACAGATTTATACTTGGTGCCAGCAGCTTGTTGACGCTGAAACAAGTCTCGTGCAACCTCTTCGTATTGTTTAACCAACGGTCTAAGTTGCGACTGAGCTTCATTAGGAAGCTTTGCAAACTTCTCAAACGCTGCTTTCTCTGCATCAGTGACTTTCTTACCGCTGTTAGCTAGCTTTGCGTAGCGGTTAGCACGATACAAGTCATCAATAGAGAATTGAGTCTTGACACCAGCAGCAAAAGCTGCTTGGTTTGCAATGTTTTCAGCAATGTTACGAATCTTTAACGACTGTTCCTTGATCTGAAGGTCAGCAGGAGTTAAGAATTGCTCCATTGTAGCGCCATTAGGCAATTGATCCATAGTCTGAACACCGTGACCACCAACCTCATGCTGCAACTGACGCATGTAATCGTATTGGTTGAACGCTTCAGGCATGTTGTTTAACTGACCTTGCTTCAGGTACAACATCCCGTTGCTAGGATCAGACTTGCTATACCCGTATGCAGCACTTCCACTAGCATTCTCAGGCAGAACCTTGACAGGTTGTTTAGCTAAATCAGGCTTCATGCTGAATAGAGTAGGATTCTTGAAGATATCTCCGATCTGTTTGCCAGCAGAACCACTCATCATCCTACGGCCATCGGCTGTTTGCCACATAGAAGTTTTACTGTTTCGTGGATCAAGGCTACGGATAGCATTCAAATCAACAGTAGATTGGTTATCAGGTGTGTAGTAACGCCACTCACCACGAGGATTCTGAAACAATCCAGTCTTTTGAAACACTTCCTGCCGTGAAGCACCAGACTTCATCAGCTTGGAAGCAGCATTCTTCATTACTTCTGGTGCAGCCTTGAGTGCATGTAGTGCCGCTTTAGCCTCTTCTGTCTGTCCTGCTAGTGTTCCAGCGAATAAACCACGAGCTACTTTCGGCAATAGCTTTGCAGCGCCTTTAGCGGCTACTGTAGAGCCTCCACCGAGGTAGGTAAGGGGGTCAGTAGCAGTCTCGATTACAAACGCTTGTAGGTCCTCTAAAGCCTTCTTAGAGTCTTTCTGCCGTTTCTCAAACCCAGGATCGTAATGCTCATTCATCTTCAGTGGTTTCCATATCAATGTACTCCACTGGTTGAATCTCTGTGTTACCGACACCAGTGATGTTAATGGTGATAGCGTTACTGCCCTTCTTCACATCTTTTTCAAACATGGAGACAGGTAACATACGATCCAGGCACATCTTGATAGCAGCCATCTGACCGGGATGATCGTCATTCAAAGCGATATCCAACACACGCTGGATGACTTTATCGCCTGAGGTTGACAGCAATCGAGCCTTAAACTCGGCAATCCTTGCAGCATCGCCAGCAGGACGACCAACCTTACCGGGTTTCTTCCTTGCTTCAATCAATGCCTTAGGGGGCCTTCCTCTACGAGCAGGAGGCTTTGCCGTGGCCCCTTCGGGGTAGACAGAAACAGAAGATAGTTCTTTAGATTCGACAATCATCAACAGTCCTATAAGGCTATAGAGTTGTTAACATATGTTAACATCTCTAACAATGTTTTTATATACTATGAATATAAAATATATATTCTTCATACTACAACAATGTTTTTGTATGTTAACATATGTTAACAACTCTATGAATATATTATATATAAATAATTAACTCATAGAGTGCTATAGAGTTGTTAACATACTATATAGTAGTTATTATAACATACTTTTAGAGCTTTGTCAAGTAGGCACTTTATTAGTGGACTTCAGTCCCTTGAGAGCAGATGGTGAAGCTCTGTCATGGCCTGACGGAGTGCAGATGGCTCTTCCTTTTCTATACTTAAAGTAATACATGAAGTGTTGTAACAGTTGTAACAAACTGTAACACCTAAACTCTTGATTTTAGAGGGAATACTCTAATTCTGTGCAGTCTTGTGCTATTGGTACCATTTGGTGTCTTTTAGTACCAATAAAGTCTATTTTCTCATTTTCCTTTTGTTGTGGTCGTGCAGGTACACCGAAATCCTGTGCTGGTGTCAACCCCCTCCCCCGCCTGTTCAATACTTCAACAACTGTACAACTGTTGCATTCAACT